CCCCCGGTTCTGCTCCGACGAAGCCATCCAGGAAATGTACAACATCATTGAGGACTTCGCCCTCTACGCAAAAGACCGTGATAGCACCACGGTGCATATCACGGTCAAAGAGGCAATTGCCGTCGTAGAGTCGGCGCTTGCACGACGCCGATTTCAACTCGCCGTCCGCGCGGAACCTAGAGGCCGATCGCCTTACGAGCAGCAGCCCAGGCAAGAGCCCTAGCGTTCTCGGAAACCTGCAGCCAGTCCCATGCACTGCGGTAGAACGCCTTCGCTTCGGGGTCTGTGGAGCGGATAGACACCGCATCGACTAAAACAGTGAATTCCATATATGCGTTGTACAAGCTGAAGCTACCGCTCAGCTCATCGGAGAAAGCGGCCTCCACACGGCGCATAACCTCGTGGATGTACGCACGGAAAGAACTGCTCAGTCCCTGGTCGTCTGCAACGTAATCCGCGACCTCGCGAACCTTGGAAGCTATCGCCTCACGCTGGGAGTCGAGCCAATCAAGCATCCCAGGTTCAGTGGAGTTAGCGAATGCATCAAAGGTACCCGCCAAAGCAGACAGCATGTCCAGCTCGTAGCTCTCTAAGTGGAACGAAGAGTCCCACCCGTGGGGGTACTGGAAAATCGCTTGAGCCCACCGGGCGTAATACTTCGAGGCCCACGACAAATTATGTTTGGGGCGCTCAACTTCCGCGACCTTCACAAGGCGCTGGATATCACGCAGCAGAAGCGCCGCATGCAAAGCCTGCGCGATTTCCTCCTCGGTATCCAAAGGGCGTGCAAAACGTGCAGAAGAAGAGGACTGCGACCAGCTCTCAAACACGCGAAGCAGCTCACGAGCAGGGTTAGCAAGCATGAGAAAACTCCTCACATATTGACTATCAGGTTCATCAACCCACCATACCAACTAAGGAAACACCAATGAACGAGAAACACCTAAATCCCGCCGAAGCGCTCGCCACAGAGCACGCCCGAACCATCTGGTGGGCACGGCACCTCACCGCCCACACCCGAGACCCACGCCTCCGCGGCAAGAAGGCACCCGCACTCCACTGCGGGGCATGCCAGGAAGTCTACGCCGAGTTGGAGCCCGGCAACATCGCCCACGTCATGGGCACCGCCGCAGCCGAGCACATCAAGACGGCACACCCCGACTTCTGGGTAGAGCTGGTAGCCCACGCGAACAAGTGCCTGGACGCCGCCCGCATCTGCTGGGACCGCAGGAACAGCATCCGACCTGACCTGCGACCCACTCTGCACGAAAACGAGCTGTTCAAGAACCGCGCGAACATCCACGTCCCCTGCCCGATTGACTGCGGCGTGACACTGCATGACGCACTCACCGCCGACCAGATCAAGGACTGGGACAAGCTTCAGGTCTCAGATGAAGCGGTAGAGCACTGCATCACCCGCCTCGCAGAGCACCTGATGCGTCACCGCCGCAGCCAAATCGCCCAGCTTCTCTAACACCCGAAGGTAAACCCCAATGGACAACGAACAATTCACCCTAATCTTCAACGCCGTCTGCTTCTTCATCAGCGTTGCAGCAGCTATCGTCTCCGGATTCTTCTGCTTCAGGACGCTCAAAGATTCCTGGGAAGAGAAGAAGGAAGAAAAGGAAAAGGAACGCGAGCTATCGGCGAATCGGGACGGGGATAACCTCATCAAGCCCACGGATTCGGAGCTCTAGGTTCGACGGCAACGGCTTACCGGAAGCACCCAGCATGAAGATGCGTAGCGACTCTCCGGGGCGGAACACCTGCTGAATTTGGTCGCAGCGGACGAACTCATCAAGATTCGCCACCTCGAGAACCTCAACAGATTCACCAGTGACGTTACTCAACAGGTAGGTATTACCTCTATCCAGAGTCAGCTCAAATGCAGGCTTCCACAGGCGAGACGCAATCTCAGCCTGAGACTCGGACTGCTTCTGCTCTTCAGCAACGATTTGTTCCATCTGCTTGAGCGACTTCTCCGCTTGCCGGGCACGCTCCTCCGCAGCCTCAGCAGCACGAACCGCGGCATCACGCATCTCTAGTGCCGCCTGATGCGCCTCCTCAGCCTTCTTCGTCGCCTTCTTCGAGCCAAGGGCCTGGTACCAGGAAACAGCCGCGAAAAAGGCAGAGATGAAAGCCGCAAGCAGTGAACCGCCAGAAAAAAGAGTTGAGAAATCCATAGCAACAATCCTAACCACCCACCCCACACCAACTAGGAAGGACACACCATGACCGCCACCAACCCCAAGACCAAACGCGACCGCGCAGCAGGCCGCACCCACCGCCACACCGCCATCCAGACAATCATCGACAACCACGACCAGGTACGCGCCGACATCGACAGCCTCGACAACAGCGTCGCGTGCCTCCAGGACGAACTCTGCGAGACCCGCCGCCTCACCGACCACCTCAACGGGAGGGTCGCACAGCACACGAAGGACGTGAACGCCAACGTCGGATTCGCAATGCAATGCATCGTCGAGAACGAACGCAAGCTCACCGAAACCGAGTGCGCAGTCGGAATCCTGCAAGGCGCCAGCAAGGACCAGCGCAAGGCGCTCGCCCAGCTCGACCACTACACCAAGCGTCTACATGCAAAGCAGACGAGCCAGAATCACGACCTCACCCTCGTTCGCGCTGACCTCGCGGAGATGGAAAAGAAGTTCATCACCCTCGCCTGGATCAACCTCGGACTCTGGGTCGCCGCAGCACTCACCATCTTTATCCTCCTCATCATCTAACCCCAAGGACACACACACCATGACCACCGACCACACTATCCGCACCGCCCGCGCCCTCACCTGGGCCTGCACCCTAGCATCCATCCTCATCATCGGCATCGGCACCGCACAACCCACAATCACCGCCCGCGCCATCATCTTCACCATCGCACTCATCCCCGCCGCCGCCGCAATCCTCATCGGCAGCTTTGTCCACGACCACACCAAAGGAAGCCTCAATGACCAAGACGCTTGACCTCCCACACAAGACGATGTTCGAGGCATGCAACCCAGAGACAAAGCTCGTCTCTGAAAGCCAGGTAGCCGCCGGCGCTGGCATCAAAGTCTCCACCGTCCGAACCTACAGCGGCACTGCTGTCCGAGCCGCCGGTATCCGTCTCCGTCCCGTAGCCAAAGACGATGACGGCCGCCTATGGTACAAGGTCTCAGACGTTGAAGTCTGGCAGCGAAACCGCGCCGCCGGCAAAGCCCGCTACCGCGCAATGATGACAACCTCCATCCACGTCTAGCCCCCAAGCTTCCCCCGCCGCCACACTTTTCCTACAGTAGCCACACCGGCGGCGGGGGACCCCACCACTCCACACCCCACCCAAGGAAACACCACCATGGCAAGCCACAAGATCGCAATCGAATTCGTCCACGGAACCGCCACCGGCGAAAAAGACATCATCCACACCCACGCCTACTGGGACGGACGCCACGGCGAAAAAGCACGCAACAAAGCAGTTATCGACGCAGTCGCCACAGCAATCGCACCCCGCGCCTGCAGCACCTTCGACGTACACCCCGGCGGAGACGTCTACCTCTACACAGGAGGCTACCCCCGCCGAACGATGCTCTGGGCAACCTACACCATCATCAGCTAAGGCTAAGGAAGAAACACCGATGCAAGAACACCAGGAACACGAAGGCTTCCCCTTCACCCTCGAAGTCCTACAGCTCACCAGGGACAGGGAAATCGTAGGCAAATGCTTCCGCATCACATGCAACACCTGCAAGCAGAGAAACACCAAAGCCGTTGAATCACTCAACTCCCTGGTCCTCCAAGACGCATTTGAAGAGCTCTGCGAAGAAGCCAAGCTCCACGCCAGCTCCCACGACGACACCAACTACGCCGAATAAGCCCCCACACCCCAAGGACACACCATGAACCGCTACCACCCGATCGCAGCACCAGACACCGACCTCACCATCAACGGCACCCCCATCCGCCACATCTACGACGCAGACCGCATCTGGGTCCACAACGCAGACCTCGCAGACGCAATCGGAGCGCTCGCCAAAGGCAGCCTCCTCACCGGCGTCTCCGCCAAATGGAAGCGGAAGTGGCGCGAAGACCTCGGCGGCGGCAAAGCAACCCGCGCCGCAACCTACATGACCACTGAAGGGCTCCTGCAGCGCTCCATGAGCATGAAGCGAGACAGCGACAGCTACCCCCGCCTCCGCGAAGCAATCAACCAGATTCGCGAGCTTGAGGCATCCCGCCGAAGCCAACACGCAGAGGCACTCACCGCCACCGCAGATGCCTCAGCAACCAAGGAAGAACCGACGCTCCCTATGACGCTCACCGAGCCGCCGGCGCTCACCGCTGAAGCTGCTGAATCGCCGCAGGAATCAGCAGAGGTACTCGGTCGCGTCGAAGAGGCGAAGAAGAGCCTCGCCCCGTTCACCCCCGCCGCACTGCGCAACGCAAACCTCGGTAAGCGCCAGCGTCAGATACGCGAGCGCATGTCCCAAATCCAGCATCTGCTCGACCTCATGGCTGAGGATTTGGTGGATGCCGCCATTGAGAAAGACATCACTCTTTAGCAGGTTTCTGCTGATTTTGACCAAGTTGTAGAGAAAAATGTTCTACACTGCTACCACCGCAAGGAGCCCCCCTCATGCCTTGGCTGAAAGTATCCGATACGGCCGCTCAGCATCGCATTGTGTGGCGAGCGCTGGAGATTCCTGGCGCGAGCATGCAGTCTATGTGGTCGTTGTTTGGTCAGGTGCTTGCTTTGGCTGTTGAGGCGGCGGCGTTCAAGACTGACTATGTTGTTGAGCGCGGCTCTATTCTGAAGTTCACCGGTACTCCGGATGCTGCACAGAAGTTCATCGCTGATGCGACGTTCTGTGGGTACCTTACCGGTGAGGTGCCGCTGGATGATGGGCGTATCGCCTATCGTTTGGTGGAGGATGAAGACCTGTTCCATATGCGTCTACGAGAGGAGATTGATTGGGAAAACAGGCGGCGTAATGACACCCGTAACGGTGCGTTGATTGTGCCGATTCGTGCTCGCGACGGCGATGCATGTCGTTGGTGCGGCAACGTCGTTTACTGGGGTAACCAGAAGGGCGGCCGTGGCGCGACCTATGACCATTTGAATCCTGGAGTTCCTGCAGAAACTCCGGAGGATATGGTCGTGGCGTGTCGAAGCTGCAACTCGTCCCGCAAGGACAATGCTGGTTGGGCGGTAGATCTTCTACCTGCCCCGTCGAGGCCGTATTTTAGTGCAAAGAGCGCGGCTTGGCTGACTGAGAATGGGGTGCCCACCAAGGCATCCGCTCCGTCAGATAAGCCGGTTGGTAGGTCGGTCGTGGCCACCTCGCAGGTAAGAGAGTTCTCCCGGAGTCAGATCCAGAACCAGGGCACTGGTAATGGTGATGGTTCGCAGGTTATTGATGAACCCTTGCCGGCGGTGCAGGCCACCTCGCAGGTAAGAGAGTTCTCCCGGAGCCAGGGCACTGGTTCGCAGGTTATTGATGAACCCTTGCCTGTGGTGCAGTCGCAGACCGACTCGCAGGTAAGAGAGTTCTCCCGGAGTCAGATCCAGAACCAGGGCACTGGTAATGGTGATGGTTCGCAGGTTATTGATGAACCCTTGCCGGCGGTGTACACCAACAGCTCTTTGCCGACCATCAGTGCGCAGCAGATGATTGACGAATTCTCTGCGCAAATCGATGCAGCCGAACTTGCCCTCATCAACGAGCAAGCATCCGCTGCAGAGGTCGTTGAAGAGCCAACCCCGGTATCCGGTGCACCGGATACCGGGGGAGACTCCAACGGCCATTTCGTCGTACCCAAAACCACCTCTCAAGACCCCTCACAGGATTGGGAGGAATTGGGAGGTGATTTGAATCAGGAGGGTGACGGATTCGAATCCGCCGGGTCGGGACGGGACGGGAACGGGCAGGGCACCGCTCGCGGTAGCGAGCAGAGTGCCCCTGTAACTGACCCTTCCGCTGGGACTCAGGCGGCGAATTCCTCCCAATTACTCCGAATCGATTTGAATCATGAGGGTGACGGATTCGGATATGCCGGGTCGGGTCGGGACGGTAAAGCCGATAAGAACCTAACCACTTCAGAATCGAAACGCCCTCGTCATCGCCGAGCTCGACCCCGCCGAACCAGGAGGTAAGCGTGAAAGCGCAAGACTATTTGATGCTCAATGCACGAACCATGACTGAAGCTCAATTCCAATCAGCAATCATCACCCTGGCAACCCGCCTGGGATGGATGCACTACCACACCCATGACTCCCGCCGGTCGCCGGCTGGTTTTCCTGACCTGGTACTCGTCCATCCCATCAAGCGGCGAACCATCTTCAGAGAATTGAAGGCGATGAAGGGGCGAGTTTCCGCAGCACAAATCCAGTGGCTCGATGCGCTCGCTTCGGCTGGCCAGGACGCTGGAGTGTGGAGACCAGACATGTGGACCGCAATCGTGAAGGAGCTGAGTCAATGACTGAGCAAGATGTCGCTGAGATGCGCCGCCGGGTGCGAGCCATCCTGAATGTCTTGGCCTTTGCCCATGTTCGAGCTGAGGATATGGGGGCATCAGCTGAGGCGCTCGAAGATGCTCCGCTGGAAATGGCGTTGCTAGATCAGCTTCGGCAGGCGGTCGTGGAGCAGGGTACCGAGCACGGGAAAGGTTCTTCATCTGCCGGGGCGCGCTCGCCTCTGGATGTTGCGGCGTTGGATTTGTGGACTGCGGTGGGTCGTTCTGCTGCGGAGACTGCGGCAGCTGTTGGGGTGCCGGCGGGGAAATCTCCAGCTGACACTATGCGTGCCGTCATGCCTCATATCGCTCATACTAGTCTTCCTGTTCTGGTTTGGATTGGCGAGGAATGGAGCGAGTGGCAGTCAAAGATTCAGGAGTATCTGCAACCTACCCGCCGCACGCCGATAGACCGTGCGTGCCCTGTCTGCCACCAGAAGCTCCGAATTTGTCGAGATGAATTCGG